AGCTGAGGTAAATTTAGCCGTCCATCCAAGTAAGGAACTTAGGAAGGAGCAAAACAGAATAATTACGGCTAAGAAGAACGAACTTTCTAAGCTTAGGGCTCAATACCGTGCGCAACGTGTCAAGGACTCTGAGGAAGCAAGACTCAATGCCAAACAGACTAAGCTTCTTGCTGTTTCTTTGACTAAGGCCAAGAATGATAGTAGCAAGAGTGAAGAGATAAACCGACAACGGGCCGAAGGGTATAGTAAATTAGTCACCCTTTTGGTTTCGTTGTCGCGTCAGCGGTACCGAACCTTACCTTCACTCCTAGCCGCACTTGGTGCTGCTGTTACTGAAACACCGGCTGAGCTCTATTCCCTAATTTTCTCCGGTAGGAATGTGGGTGTAGATCTCAATGACTACAACCTCACCCGTGACTCAACAATCACATACCGGGTGAAGGCAACCGATTTTGGGAATTTTACGGTAATCGACGGAACTGACACTGCCGGCTGTCCTGCATTGTATGTTGGCCCTGTGTCACGTGTGCAAAGCATACCACCTTTGTACCGTGTTGCGAGATATGGTCAGCTCATTGACCCTGACGAAATCAGGGCAGCTATCAAGCAGAAGCGTGTCGATGATTTGGTTATCACCAGGGAATCAGCGTACATTACGCGTGAGGCATCAGTGGAGCTTAATGGTTTTGATACTCGTGTCTCACCTGTGGTCATCATGTGCTGCGGTGTTAAGATTGAATGCACTTCAAAGTTAGACCATTCTCACAGCCCTGTTAACAAGTTATGCCGAAATTGCATTGTTGGTTCAATAAACGACCATGTTCTCGGGTGTGCAGCCTGTATGACTGCATTCTTAAGGCGTTACTCCTACAGAGGGTGTTCAGAAAAGGTTGGTACTGCAACAGACTACTACATTCATTCTATGACATGCCAGCACTGCAAGTACTGCAGAGCTTGTGGAGGTATACCACGTACACAGCCTGATGATCCTAATGAGTGCCACGGTGCTGGCTATCATGGTGCGAAACATGCCTTTTCAGGTTGTTCACAACCTGGTTGCACATATGACCATTACGATGCTGAGGCTATGATGTACGGTGGTTCAACCAAACGTAACTATGTTGGGGTGATAAACGTAGAACCAGATGGTGATGCTTTTAAAATCGTCTGTAACGGTGAAACTATCGCAGTTATCACATCGTTGCCTTCCGACGGGATTGTTTTAAGGCCAATCTTTCCAATAAACATACCTACTGGTCACAAAATCTACGTGAAATCTAGCTCAGTTGACACCATCTACCTTATGGCTGTTCTGCACAGATACTTTAACAGGACAGTCTCTGTTGAGTGTCATCACTGCGCCCGCAGCTTCGGTAGTGTTGTTGACCATCTCTACCTAGTGGAGTCTGAGCCCAACCACCCAGCGGTTACATACAAGGGTCGGCCTTTTAGAAATGCCACCTCCATTGTTGCCACCCACCCTGAGACGCTCGTGGAGTGTCCCAAACTGTTTGCTCTTCCAACAAAAGCTAAGTACACAAGGAATGATTGCCTTTTTAAGGACCATTCTTCACATAACCGTGACCAGTGTAAGATATGTTCACAGCCAGATGACAGCCAGATGCTTGTCCATGCTAGTGTTCCGGAAGATAAACGATTCATTTGGGCATACACCAAAATTCTTGCTGTACCAGGAAGAACCTGTACACGCTGCCAAGGCTTCAAACCTGTTGAAGCTGGTAAGTGCTTTTTCTGCACTGCGGATTTTCGGCGGGAGGCGGTGAAATTCCCTCCGTCTCAGCGAATGGGTTAATGGACATTCACAGCCCGCTGCTCATCAAGTATACGGACCTTTCGTTGGCACCTGATTTCGAATTAACATCGTCTGAACGCGGTGGTTTTGCGGAACCACAAATTTCGTACGTTCCGACAGAGGAAGTTTTACCGTTTTCTGGTTTTTCTTGTGTTGTAGCACAAACTACATTTATTCAAGACGTCACAGCTGTTGCTGACGTGGATGTAGTCAAAGAAGACACAGTATCGTTAATTCAAAGCCTCTATGTTGTGCCATTTTCGTCAGACCCAGTTGTCCGTCATCAGTATGAGCAGTATGAAACACCCTTCGGTGCTGCGGAAACAATGGTAAAACTTTACGATTCCATCCTTCTTGGTAATGATCAACTAGGCCTCAAACACCAAACAGTTGTTGATATTGGTGTTGGTGGTGGTTCACTTAGCATTGCACTGTTACGTGCTGGCACGTGGCATGTTGTAGGCATTGAGTTGGACCCCCATATTTATGAGGTCCTTGTTGAAAAGTGGACTGAGTTGCAACTGGATGCTACTGTTGCGGCAAACCGTCCTGTCACATTGCCATTCACAATAGCACAAGGTGATGTACATTTGGCCAAATCACTTGTTAAACGATTTGCCATTTCCAACCCACCTTTTGGCCTCTACCAGCAGTCATTGGTTCAGTTCGTTAAGTCGGCATTTAATTTGGCACACACAGTTATGTATGTTGTTAGAACAAGAGAAGTTCACAGGCTTATCTCTGCGGGCATTACTGATAGGTTTCAGGTTGTGCCCATCCAGCAGTTAAATATAGACCTGCCAAACACGCTTCCTAACCATACGTTGCAAAATTACACTGTTGACTGCACTGTTCTGGTAGCTCAAACGTACCCAGCTCAGCTTAAGTTTCCACAACGACTGCTGCCAAAGAAGATGTACTATGACATTGAAGCACAGACAGTGACTGTTTCAGCCGCAGACATGCGAGATTACGCCTTGGCTTGGCGTGAACGACAGTCACTCAGGGACATGATACCAACATCAGACTTCTACTGCCTCAAAAATGAAAAGGTTGGCTCTAACTACCACATCGAATTCCTTCTTGGCAGACCAGTCGGAGATACCTCAGTTTCCAGGTACCTACAGAAGACATTGAAGTACAATGGGGTTTTGCTTGACAGAATGCGTTCACACACCGAATTTTCTACAGAAGACCTGCGTGACGCAGAGGCACTTCGAGCTGGTATCAAGTCGTTATTGGAAAACACGGCTGACCACCTAAGTAGAAACCACTGGATACGCGTTAAAAGTGCAAACTCACCAACTGGTGTGGTTACTGGTATCTTTAAGGCTGTTCACACATCTGTCTACAATAAGGATGGTGTCAATGTTAAATTCACAGGTGACATCACAAAGGAAATTAATATATATTCCGACCTTCAACAACAAGTTCCGCACCTCCTATCCAAAACCACTCTTGGCATCCACAATAATGCTCCTGCTATCTTCAGACATGGTATCTCATATTACACCTTTCAAGATGTGGTTGATGCAATAACTGACCAAAACTACAAAGTGGTCACCCAGGTTATGTCTGAAGCTGGCTTTGCGACAAACCTGACGTGTGACAGTCCTAACTGGTGGCACTGTGTTTCTTGTCAAAGGTACCTGGTAAAATTGGCGCAGTACTTCTTGCACATATGGTTGGTTTCCAACGAGTTTGTGAACACAGTGAAAGGTTACAAGTACATTCTTACACCAGATAACATCGAGGCACATGGTACCATTCTAGACTTTGGTGATTATGATGTATCACAGATGAGCCCCAAGGAAAAACTCACGTCTATAATACCAATTCGTGAGTCCATTCAATCAGTTTGGGTACTTTGTGGTATGCCTTGGCTGTTCTCGCCCGCCGTGCATCCTGATATTGTGACATACATTGATGGTGTGTTCGATTCCAAGCATAGCCATTCTCTCCCAACCTGGTTATCAGTACTACAGTCTAACTATGGTTCTGAATCTGTTGAGACATTTGGTGGTGGAATTTACATTCGCAAGTATGGCTCAGTAGCCGTGTCATGTCAGGCGGATTTCAAAGGGCTCTTGATAAAGATTCTCGCTGACTTAGATGTGCTTGTTGGTGAACTGGCTGGCCGTCGTGTTGATTATCTGTTGCCCACAACTTCGCTCTCAAATGAGTGGAATAAGGCAATGGCATTTGCACACAATTTCGTGATGTCAGCTATGGTTAAGCGTTCTGTCACTTTTGAAAAGTACAAACGTTATTTCCTAGTTGATGAATATGGCGGCTTTACAGTTGAGCGTGGTGTTTGGGATAAACTCCTAAAGCAAGGTAACCTCAGCCCGAATTTCAATCAAAGAATGGTCTACTCAATGGCGTCAAATTATCGGTACGATGTGCGGCAAGACATGTGGGGGTTCGGTTTTGATTGGTCAGAATCAGTTGTTGATCATGGTGTGCTGGTTCCAAAGAACATGTGTTATCCGCTGGTCGGTAACATACCAATCGAGACAATTTTATCATGTAACCACCCTGAGTGTAAACGTAGTCCAGGTGACCAAAAGTTGTTCGTCTTCGCGTCAATGGCACATCTCATGTGGAATTCAATATCAAAGTTCCCTGCTGTTCACCAAACAGACCTAAACAATCTCAAGTGTGCAGGGTCCATTGCTCCAGGTACATTCAAAGTAGCAGCTCCAGGTCCTCACGGTGTTGAAGTAGACTATGTCTTCATCGACTGGTTGTACCAGAACGGCCAAGGTGTTTCCTATGTACACAACGACTCCTTGACGGGTGTTGAGTACATCTGGGAGCTCACACAAAGGTATTGGCGTTCTGATGTTGATGGTATACGTGAAGATCTGGATCTGTTTGGGAAAATGGAAGGCGGCTCTGTGACTGACTCACTAATCATACTTGGCTACTCTATGTTGTTAGCTACCATGCGAGATGAAATCTCCAAGGCAATAACACGTGGTGCAGTCGAGCCGAAGTTTCGTTGGTCACATGAACAAGCAAAAGTGCTCCATGGCAAATCAGCCGGTACACCGCTTAATCTTTGTGGTTGGGACGCACTTCAAGTCGATCGCTGTACTTCCGGTGTGCATGATGCAGTAATCATGCACGCTTCTCGAACTGGTTTAAAAACACCTACGCAGGCAAATGTCAAAATTCAGGCGACAGCTAAAAGCCGTGTCAGAACCATAGCTGGTGTTCACCCCTACACTAACATCATGGGGCGTGCTGTCTTTCAAAATCTGCGTGAAACAATGATGAAGGGCGACATATTTAAGATCGGCATTGGTATATTCTACGGCATGTGGAATGAGATGCTAAAGTGGCACTTCTCATTTCAGCACGATGTGCGTAAGGCTGCACCTAACGGTATACCACCAAACACACAATACCGTTCAGGTGGATGGGATTTTGAGAAGTGGGACCGCAAACTAAACCCACTGCTGATGTTGATCGTGCACCTTGTTGCTGTCGAACTTTTGGAGGTTGGTCCTTCTAACTCACGTGAACACTACAACACCACAGAACAGTCTGATGACCCTACTTACGAAGAAGCTTGTTATCGTGACTACGGTGAAGAGTTCCCTAATTTATCACCTGCTGAAATTGCCCGCGGGTGCATATGGAACCTTACTGTCAATGAGTTCGTCAGTATCACATTCAACACACTTAAGAGTGGTGCACTAATTTACGAGAAACCGTCAGGTATATCATCAGGTGGCTCACACACCGCCGACGGTAATGGCTACAATCATCTACTGCTTGTCTGTCTTGTCTGGCTAGACTGGGTTTCGTCATTCAACATGCCTGGTTCTCCACTGCTAGATGAGGCGCGTGAGATTGTCATGGAGCATCGAACAAAACCATTTTGTGATTACGATCAGATCGACCTCCTCATAATTGGTGACAAATTGAGGTTGGCTAAGGAACTCGAATCAGAAAAGGTATCCATCCTGTCAGATGACAACTTTCGCTTGTACAGACTCGATTACTCATTCCCGGAAGAATTTCTCACCAAGGCCGCCTACAAACTGTCAGGCTTTGTTTTCACACCAGACAAGTATTTCTGTCTTAATGGCGTTTACCCACCTTTGGAATTTTGTTCACAAGCCACAGTGGTTGATGAAGCTTTATTGTTTCACCCGTGTCCCAATCCAACCAAGGTGATGAATTCGTGCGTTTTGGCAGGTGTTCTTAATGAGAACCAAAATTACGGTAATAAGATAGCACCGGCAATGAAGTTGGTCCGGTTCAGTGCACTTGCTGCGCTAGCTATCCCAGTGAAATGGCGTCCTAACTTACCAACACAACAACATGAACTGGCAAACACACTCATAACCTACATTAAGTCAACATACCCAGATCTCTCAGTTACAACAGAAGAGATGGAATTGGCTGCAGGTTATATTCCTGTCGGTGGTGGTGTAATGGCCTCTTGTGTAGAGGAGAAAACTAACAAACTCGTTGATTATGAATGGTTAAGTGCATTGTACAAACCATCAAATGGGTACAATGCAGCAACGATTGTTAATGACTTTCTCAAAGCATTCAAGGCTTCACAGACACTCGTCAGCAAACCAAGTGTTGGTGACCCACCACCTTCTGCGGATGATTGTGTTGTTTCCGAATCAGATCTGGCTCCAACTGCCGACATTGACACTGAGTATGTTGGCGTTTCAACTACAGCAAACCTAAGGCGATGTGATTATGGGTGTTCATGTGTTGCCAAGTACATGTGTGATGCATGTTCATACTATGGTATTGGTTGCTGTGCTAAGCATGCCTTTAACCATATGGAAGACGAACAACACTATTCATACTCGTACGGAAAGTTTCCTCTCGCCTGTTTTGATTGCGGTGAACGTGACATACGTGTGCTCTACAGTTGCAACAATATTACCTGTTGCTCAGCACATATTACTACTCAGCCAGCGTACCCTTACGTGCTTGACGGTAAGTTTATTGGTGACACAGACTCAAATATTATGTCTAGTGTGAACTTACCTGCATTTAAAGAGTACATCCATGTACTGGCAACAACAGGACACGAGAATGATGTAGCAAGGCGGTTCCATTACCAACTTGTTAGACAGAATATCTCCTTACATATGCGGATTACACAGCTAGACGTTCAAGTGGCACTCACTAAAGTTAAGCAGTTGATGCCATTCAAAATCAGCGAAGTTAAAGAATCCTGCGGTGTGTATGTCATCCGTTTTGAAAACGTCGAGAGAAAATCTGCTCTTTCTAAAACGTACAAGTTGTCACGGAAAAATTGGTATATGTGCGACATCAAGC